ACTTCTTCCGCAACTTCCAGCCATCTTTCGCTATTCAAAGTCTAAACGCCCCTATGCGCACATTTAGGTCAATTTATTAAAATAGATTCCATAAGGAAACGATAAATGACTGAAGATTCCCTGGCGGAAAACGAACAAATCCTTGCCCATAACAGGGTAGAGATTGAAAACCTTAAGGCGGAAGTTTCCGCTTTAAGGAATGAAGCGGCTAAGTTTCGACTGGCGCGGAATGAAGCCTTGCGGCAAGGCCATGTACTGGGTACAGTCCTTAAAGCGCATAATATCTCTTTCAATATAGAAGACGCAGACTATTCCAATCTAAACATTGACAACGGGAAAGTCGTTGGCGATTACCAGTACACGCCGAAGAAAATCGCAACCTATAATCCTCCTGATGTTGCAAAGACGGATCCTGTTCTCACAATAGACAAGATCAAGGAAATGTCCGCTCAAGATATAATGAAAGATTATGACAATGTAATGGCGACATTAGAAAACAGTAGGAACTGAAAATGGCTGTTTCGCACCTAATACCAGAACTATGGGCGGCGGCTCTTTATAGAGAGCTTAACCGCGCCAATGTATGGAGAAGCTTTGTCACGGATATGTCTTCGGAAGTTATCGTTGGCAATAAGATAAACATTGGAAACCTTTCAACTTCCCCGACGGTTAGAGATTACGCAAAGAATACCGCGCTGGAATCGCCGGAAGATACCACGGATGCCGAGACCACTTTGTCTCTAGATCAGCAAAAGTATTTCAACATTATGGTCCATGATGTTGACGAGGTTCAAACCCGTCCCGCGCTTATGCAGGATTGGGCGAGGAAAGCCTCGGTACAGATCAATGAAACAGTGGATAGCTTTATCTATGGATTATGGAGCGGCGGTACAATCCCGAATACAAACAAGGTTGCGGTCCCTGCTTTATATTCAAACCTTGCCTCGACCGACGCCCATGTAAAAAACCTAATCCATTCTATCGTTCAAATCTCGAAAACTATGGACGACAGAAACTGGCCTATGGATGGCAGATGGCTCGTTGTCAATAATACGGTAATGTATTATCTTAGGCGATACATTCTCGACCAAGGCGTCAATATAGGCGGGAATAATGAAGGTTTCGTTCGCAATGCAATTATGCCTGATTTATTCGGTGTTGGCATTTCAAGTTCCAACGCATTTCCTGCAATGGCCGACAACGGTACTGTAGGAATAGCGGGTATAAATAGCGGCGTTTATTTCGCCCAGCAGATTGCGGAAGTTGAAGCCTTCCGTCCCGAATCCCACTTTGCGGACGCGGTAAGAGGTTTATTCGTATATGGCGGCGTCCTGATGGATGAGCAAAGACGCCTTGCTTTGCAAGTCACTGATGTAGCCGCATAAGTTTCTAATAGCTTCCGGGGTTTCTTATTTCATCTTTTCCCCACGCATGGGCTATTAGAAGGTGGGCGGGTTAGCAGTTCTGTTCTATCCCTGCTTTCATACCAAACCGCCCACCATTTTCATGGAGAATATAATGAGTTATATTTCGATAGCAGTAGCCGATAATATACATTCAAACTTACAGCAGTTTGACTCTTGGATTACCAAGACGGACGAGCAGAAACAGCATCTATTAGACCGCGCGACCGATAGAATAGAAATGCTAAACTTTGCTCAAGATGACGCTGTTTCTATTCGCACTGAACCTCGCTATACGGAAGACTCGGATCAGCTTCCTGAAAACTTGAAACTTTCCGTCGCTCTATTGGCGGGATGGTATGGCGATAAACCTTTGCTAAGATACGATTTAGAAGACGATATATTATCTTCCGCTTTATCCCCGCAAATAGCCGATCTATTTATGACGGTACAAAACCTAATCTTCCCTTTTCTTTCCGACGCCGCGCAATCCAATGTTCCTGATGTTTCAAGACCTAAACTTGCAAAGCCTGCCTATAACTGGGAATAGATTATGACAGTACAAGAGACCACGGAATTTCTTGAAAGCAGGGGCTATGTTCCACGGGGTATTTCTAATACTCATGTAAAGCGCGCGGAACTTAGAATCAATGCTATCAAGTTTATCCGTAATATACCGGCCAATGCTTACCCTTTAACCCTTGCAAAGCATTACCTTGCTTTATGGTATATCAGGCACCCAGAAGTTTATCTTACGACCAAAGAAGATATTGATAATGCTTTAGCCCCTGTTCTTGCCGATTTACCATTGCGCGTTCAATCTGCATTATGGGCGTTTGTCGATAAAGATGTGCTTATTCAGGATTACCCGGACGAGGAAAACCCGGAAAGACATAAGGCGGCATATTCTAAAGATACCGGCGTTGTTTCGACCGAGAACGCGGTTAGCGACACAATCAACACCAGGCCGGTAAATCTTGCAAACTATTATACGCGGGAAGAAATAGACGGAATCAATGTTTCTATTGCTGCTGAAACCCGCCTTGCTATTGAAAGTCGCGTCGTTGCTAATCCCAGTGATAACGCGGTTGGAGATTTGGAAAAGCTAAAAGTCGGCTCTAATACTTTCAATATTCCATCTTCCGGCGGGAATGGTAATGTTGATCTTTCCAATTATTATACGGAAGCCGAAACCGATGACGCAATCTCGACGGCAATAGATGCGATACCGCCTACAAACCTTCAAAATTATTATACCAAGGCGGAAATCGACGCTGCAATCTCAACCGCAATAGCTGCAATTCCTTCCGGCGGAAGCGGCGGTTCTTCGCCTATTATCAGGCAGGAATATAATGCCGCAGTGACAACATACACTGGTACTGTAACGGGAATAGTGTTGGAATCTATTACAATAACTCCAATGTCGGCAAACTCGAAGTTTCACATTACCGCGCATCTCGACTCGAATTCTTATCGAGGCATTACGAAAAGGCAATATATCGCTTTGCTAAGAGGAAGCGATTTATTGACGGAAAGACGCTATGAGATTGCGACCGATCCATCCGCTACAAGCGGAAGCGACAACTATAATGCTTCCATGGATATTGAGTGGCTTGACGAACCTAATACAACTTCACCGGTAAGTTATCATTTAAGGTATAGGAAAATCGCAAACTTTACGGCGGAAGTTTCCAAGAGACAGATTATTGTAGTGGAGTATGTTTGATGTCTTCATCGGTCACGCTCGGTCCTAAAGGCGGAAGATCGGAATATAAATGCCATATTATAGTCCCTGATCAAAACATTCATATTCAAGCGTTCTTGCCGGAAAACTTTTCTGCCTCCTTTTCCTCTGATTACGATATGCCTTTCGCGAATGGCGTTTCAGAGAAATTTACGACGCCAAAGATAAGGACGGCAATACAGGCTCTTGGTCTTGGAACTTCAACCCAGCTAAATACTATTCAAATATGGCAAGGAACCGCGCCTGTAGATTTCTCAATACCAATGCAGTTTCTATTAGACGATAAAGCAGACATTGATGTTTTAGCGCCTTTGCGGGCATTAATGAGATTGTATTTACCAGAGCAAATAGCCCCTAAAACCATAAACGAACTTCAATCTTCCTCTGGAAGTCTTCAAGGTATTGGCGGTTTTCTAAGAGCGCCCGGTCCTAAACTTACGCTCAAAGGACAATCTCCAACCGCAAGCACGAAAGACAGACTGGTTTCAGTATTGGAATATGCGAAAGAGGAAGTGGAAGATGTCGCAAGTTTCCTTGCGGATATTGTAGAGCAAGAAACCGACGGAATCCTTGAATATCTTGCCGGCGGTACTCTATTTAGAAACTTGCATATTACTAATAACATTATGCTTTCCATTGGCCACTTTATGATATTCCCGTCCGTGGTTATTACAAACATAGATGCGCAACCTGAAATCAAACTCGAAAGACGGACGCGGAAACCTATAGCTATGGATTTGAATGTCGGCTTTAGAACTTTCCTGACGCCGAAGCAGGAAGATGTGAATGCTATAATACCTTCTATAACTTACGGGGGTACTTTGTAATGCCTATGCCTCGCTTCGAGCAAGCAATAGAAGTTGTCCCGAAACTTCATATATTGGATAGCGGAACTACGGAACCTGTAGAGCCGGAGGAAGAAGCGAGGCTTATCATGGCTTCGCTAACTTCCGTCTATTTATATTCCGTCCCTGCAATGTCTTTCATTACCAAAGGAAATCCCGGAACTCCCGATAGTACCCATGATACTCATTTATTGGATAACTATCAGGCTTTCTCAGTTGACTCTGCTAATCGAAGACTTTATGGCGCTAAATACATTACTACCGGCATTCCGTCCACCAGCTTTCTTCAAGAATATATCGAGCTAATATATTGGGAAATACCCGATGGCGGCATAATACCTACGGACGAAAATGGCACGGCTATTGCGACAATAACTGGCGCTATTTCGCAGATAGGCACTCAATCTATCCTGCCCACGAATCTAATAGATATTGCCGTCCATGACGGAAACCTGATAACGATAGATGACGAGGGAAACTTCAACTTCTATTATATCAGGGAAAATAATACATTGCGGGTATTACAAGGCGTTTCGGCGGATCATGGATCTCCAGACCACCATGAGCAAGTCACGATAGATTTAGAAGGCAGTACCTTCATGTATGCAAACACGACGGAAGGTACCGAGATTATTAGAATATATCCCGATATTGAATATGATATGAATGGCGTCCTTTCCACAATACCAAACGAAAGAGTAGCGGAAAGTGAAGGCTGGAGTTTCGGCCCTTCCTCGCTTTATCTCGGTTATGATAATAATACATATGTTTTCACAATAGACTGGTCGGGTGAAAGTCCCGTAGCTTCCCTTAGAGACACAACCTATTTATTCACGGAAAGGCATTGGATTTTAGAGCAAAGTTTCAATGCCTTTTCCAGTAATAGATTTGAAAACTGGTGGTCATCCGCAATCTATAGAAAGCTGAATCTTACGACTACCACGCCCGATCCAATAGATACACGGACATTCCCGGAATCTATTATCGTGACGCCTTTATCTTTCGTTTCCACGGCAACCCAGAAAACTTACGGCCCAACCGGCGAAAGCGTTCTTGCTGTTTCCCGTGGGGAAAGACGCATGGAATTTGCGCTTCATACGGATCTCGACGCAGACATTGAAGACTTTCTAATACTCGATAATCAACAATGGTATTTCGTAATAAATGACTGGGCATATTTCGTTGACGAAATATCTTCCACGGATAGACAGGAAGATTATCTCATTTCATGCACAGTTAGAAGACCGCCGGTAGATGCCTAGAAACTTTATATCCCGCCTTTTCAAATCCGACATACTAAACACTCGATATTCCGCAATATCCGGTACCTTCAAAGCCGTCCCAAACATAAAAGGCAGGCGGGGATTATTCGGTTTCTTTAGAAAGCCCAATCTTGCCCCGCAAGTCGATATTATAGGAGTCCGTCGAAAGCGGAACAGGCAGTTTGAAGCTACCGAGTTAAACCAACCGCTAACGGCCCCGCAAGACATTCTAAGAGCCTCTAGAGCCTTTCGTGGAAATAAACCTAGACGCCTTGGCGCGCATACATTAGGAGGAGCGGGACGCGCCCTGTTTGCGCAAGCCCGTATATTGCATTTCATTCTCTTTGGCGAAGATAATACGGTAAAGGCTTTCCCTACGGATAGAAAGCAGCAAAGGAAAGTAGTCGCAAGCCTTGCCAAAGCAGTCGCAAAGCGGCCTAGAAAACAGAAGCGAAGACGGAAGCAAGCCGAAGCGGAAATAGAGAAACTTCGCCGGAAACTCGCTAAAGAAAAGGCAAGACGGAAGAAACTTTCAAGACAGGAAATCATATCCGGGCTTCGCAGGAACGCCCCCGAACGGAATGCGCTTAGAAACCAGCAGCAAGACATAGACAGGTTTATCTTTGTAGATTCGGATCCGGGAAGGCAGCCGCAACCTATTCAAAGGCCGCAAAGTAATGAGTTTGGAACTTTTGGAAAGCAGGTTGGCAGGGCGCAAGCCTATGTCCTATCGCAGGTTCTTTTCAAACTTTCCAATGCAATCCTGAAGAACTTGAGGGATAATTGCCCGGTAGTCACAGGAAGGCTAAAGCGGTCTATCCATGCCGAAGGACAGCCGGACATTAGAAACGGCCCTAATCTTATCGGAGGCAGGCACAACATTGGCGATCTTTCAAACCTCGACGGCGAAATCTTTATAGGAGGCGACACCGGGTATATGCCTTATGTCAAGACCTACCATCAAGCGGTAAAGAATGCAGCCGACTTTGGAAACGCAATGCTTCAAAAAGCGCCATCTTTCAAAATCCAATATAGGTTCACATATTCCGACGGAAGAAAGGCAGTGGTATCTTCAAGACCTTACAATCCTTCAAAGCTGATAGACATTCAATATAACGATGTCGCTATTCAAATATCTTACCCCACAATACTCAACGGCTACTTTGGAAGAGGAATGTTTAGAAATGCCCGGCAATAAGAAAGAAGCCACGCCTCATTATGTCCGCGCCCATGAAAAGCACAAAGAATTCAATGTATCTATCAGGGAGCAAAGACGCCTTGCCATTCAAAGGCGCAGGGAAAATACCGCTAATAGATTGAAAGAGATTGCGGAAAGAAATGCTAAGCGATAAGCAAAAACAGGTCTTACGCTTTATGAAAGACGAGGGTACTATTTCATGCCTTGTCGGTACAATCCGTAGTGGCAAAACTTATTGCGCGACAATTGCGTTCGGCTTGAATGTCGCAAGACAATCGGAGCCCCGCCTCCACCTATTGCTTGGACGGAAGCTGAAAGTTATGGAGCAGGAAGTCTTGCCTACATTGAAAGATGTCGCCAAGATGATAAACCTGAAATTCGATTATTCCTCGTCGAGGCAATTGGTAAGTTTCGGAAACCAGCGGATAATAGTGACGGCGGGAAATGACGAAAGATCGCTCGACAGGATACAGGGGTTGACGGCCCATTCCGCGCTATTCGACGAGGCAACTTTGCTCCCGGAAAGTTTCTTCGAGGCAGGACTTTCCCGGCTTTCATATAATGACAGCAAAGCATGGGTAGCTTGCAACCCGTCTTTCCCTTTGCATTACATAAAGAAGAAATACATAGACGAAAGCCTTGTCGATCAGCACCTAAACTTTACCTTCAAAGACAACCCGTCCCTTGGCGATAAAGTCATTCAAAGATATGAGTCCATGTTTTCCGGGACTTTCAGGAAGAGGATGGTGGAGGGTTTATGGTGCGCGTCCGACGGGCTTATATTCAATGAATACAAAGTCGATAACCAGCCCGAAGGCAGAGTCATAAGAACGGACGCGGGAATGGATTACGGTATTGCTTCCCCGAACGCGGTTGTACCGGTCCATACCATAAGGAACGGCAAAGATATTCATTACCATATCCCGTCCGTCTTATACATTGACGGGGGATCCGAAAAGCGAAACCTTACCGATGTCCAGATAGGCGATAAAGTCTTCGATTACTTAACCTCCATAAACTGCTCGACATTGGACATTGATCCTTCCGCAATTTCAATCCGCAATGAACTTCTAAAGCGCGATGGCCGCAGGTTCGCAGTCCGTCGAGCGAATAACGATGTTCCTTGGGGCCTTAGAGTTTCAGGAGCGGTCCTCGCCCATAAACCTTTCACAATATCCCCTAAAGCGACGCATCTATTAGACGAACTTCAATCCTATTCATGGGATCCCACAAAGGAAGACACTCCTATTAAAGCTAACGACCATTGCTGCGACGCAATGCGTTATGTATTAGTGAAGAAATTCGCGCACCTTTTCACAACGCAAACTTCCGCAATCTCTATACCTGAGGGAATGTAATGCCTTTAGACAACCTAGACCAGATAAGACAGGGACAGCCTTTCCCTCCCCATTCAGAACTCGCCATGACAAACTACACTGCTAAATGGCGAAGATATTATGAAAATGACTTTGCGGAAGCGCATATCGAAAAGATTGCAGAGGATCTCCCCGGCTACGGGATAAACTGGTATCGCCGAATTGCGACATTCTATGGCGAATTCATGTTTGGCGACCGCCCCCAAATCTTCCTCGAAAGAATAGACGATAGAATGCAGGAAGAACTTGAAACATTAGGCGAGTCCCTGTTTCCCGCCCTTCAAGTTTCCAATGTCGATATGATAAGATACGGGAAAGGCGTCATCGCCAGCCATCCCCATAATCCCCTCGCCTTCCAAAGGTTTGAAAGGGACCAGCATTTCGAGGTTCATAATCAAAGAGGGGAGACAACCGCCGACATTCTGTATCGAGTTAGAAACCAGGACCTTCCCGACGAGGAAAGATCCGGGCAATCCAAAAGAGTAGATGTCTATAAATACCCGGTTAATGGCCCCGCTATTTGGGAGATCTATTCCTACACGAAAGGGGCCCTTGGCAACCGCCTTGAAACTATAAACTTAGCCCCCCGCCAAGGCAGGCAAGTTATTGAGTTTTCCCCGAATATAGATACCACCAGCCTTTTCGAGGATATTGAAGGCCCAATAAATGAAATGTCTAGAACTCTTTCAAGAGTCGGTTTCTCGGTAAAGCGGAACCTTCGCCCGCACCTTGCCGCCCCAACCGGTTCCCTTGTGACCGAAGACGGAAAGACAGTCGCCATAAATGAAAAGGGCATGGTATTCCCTGTTGAATCCGGCGATATTCTTCCGCAATATATTCAATGGGATTCTTCAATGGAAGGCGTCCAAGTTTATCTAAATAACCTTAAGTCCACCATGTTTAATATGGTAGGGCTTTCCGAACTTCTATTCGATCCCGCTCTTTTCCCCGGCGAACTTTCCGGCGAAGCCTTACGCAGGCTTATGATGGCATTCTGGTCGAAACTTAATCATTTCAAAGCTATCAATAACCAGGCTATAGAACAGCTCCTCGATATGTGGAATCTAAATCGGCAAGCAAACGGCCTTGAAGTCTTCGATATTGGCGCGATAGAAGTCTTATGGAAGTGGGAAGATCTATTTATGAATATGCTGGATTCCGATAATGAGCAAGAAACGCAAAGTATCCAAGAATAATAAATACCGCCCCGATTACCGGGAAAGGCTGGAGAAAGATTCAATCTATTTCCAGCTTGAAGATATTCTAAAAGACAAGAAAACTACCCCCGCAAACCGGATGCGTGCCGCGCAAATGCTGCTCGATAGTTTCCGCGAAGATTACCAGCAGCAGGAGGAAAGCGAGGCTCAATCCCTAATCAGGAAACTTCTAGCATGATGGATATACTTTCCTACTTTGAACTTACCGACCAGGAAAGAAAGAAACTTGCCGCTTTAGGAGCGTCCGAAAAGGTAATCCTGAAAAGACTAAAGCATATGAAAATATCCGACGCCCAACGCCGAATTCTAAGACGCCTTTCAAAGCGCCAACGCGAGGCTGTGAATTCCGTCTTCCACCAGCTAATTTATATGTAGTAATAGATAGTCTTTTACCTTCCAACCATAGAAGGACTTTTCCCCTATCTATTATTAGAAGGGTTTTTATTGGTTTTCCCTTCGTAAATCCAGCAAGTCCTGCTTGCAGAAAGATGGAAATTTTTTCGTGCTTTCCCTTTCCGTCTTTCACTCCATGGAAAAGGCCCCCAGTAATACTCCGCTGGGGGCCTTTTCTTATGCCTTCAAAGGGGACCTACTCCTTGAAGACGCGGACCTGTTGATACTTGTCGATAATGACGAGACGATGCTCCTTGGTGTTCTCGTCGATCTCGATCTCGCAAGCCAAGACAACCTCCCAGCCCGCCGGCGTGTCCCCGGCAAACTCGTAGCCGGCGATCTGCCACTTCCTCGGCTTCTTGTCGCCCATAACCGCACTCCTTTCTTTGCTTTGCGGTAAAGTCAATGTAGGGCCTTCCCGCAAAGATAGCAAGCCCTTTTCTAAAAAAAAGATCTCCATGTTTTCAATGCTTTATCAATTTACCAGCGCAACGCTTGTAAATGTGCGTTGTAGGTCGTTCCCGCCAGGGTCAGGGAATGGCGTCCAAAGGGAACCCGTGGCAAGCTATAGACGCTGCCACGGGTTTTCTTATGCCTAAGATCTACGCGAAACAACTTCCGCTAAATCTTTCGCGCTAATAACCGGGAATTCTTCCCCGTCTTTATACCTTCCGAGACTTTTCAAATACTCGACAACTTCCGCTTTTGTAATCGTGTATGTTTCCGTCATATTACTAAAAAAGCCCCCAGGTTTCCCCAGGGGCTTTCCCTTTCCTATTCCTCCATGTTTTCGATTCTATCGAGCAAGGCTTTGATAACCCGGTTCGCTAATTCCAAGGATTGGCGAAGACGGAAGATTTCGTCTTGCAATTCCTCGACTTCGCTTTCGTCTTCCACTACCAGTTTCTTGGCCATTTTTATTTGTCCTTGCCAATGTTTGGGTTATAGCGGCTGCTTTTCCCTGCGAGCAGGACTTTGCGGCCGCCAGTATTTACAGCCCGCAACTTACGCAGTTTCACGGGCTTTCCAGCGTCCTTCGATTTTCCGTGTAAATAGACGGATTCCTCGGGACCATATAAGGTTTCGACTTTCATCAAAGTTTCCTTCCCGCGAACGGGCAGCCCAAGTCCACCACGAACTCTGCTCCCGCCCGCAGTCTCTATAATAGCAGATCCCGCAGCATTTCTATAACCCGTTGATTCTAAAGGGAAATTTCGCAACTGTCACAAAACCGCAACATTCGTGGCAGATCCGCCACAGTGTAGCAAATTCGTCACCAACCTCAATTTCCCACACTACCGCGTTATCATGCGGAATCCAGAGTAAATTGACGAAAAGGCAACCTGATGAAATACCAAATCCTAACCGGAAAGAATGCCGATGGAATTCTGGAATTCTTATCAAAGAACGAAATACCAGTCCGGTATAATACGGAAACTGATGATATTGAGATCAAGTCCGGCAAGGTCTGGCTTCCTATACAGTCCAAGGAGGATATCATTAGAGACCAGATCTATAAGCAATGCAGGTATTACGAAGGAAATAAGCCTTACAGAGTCCGGTTCAAATACCAGCAATTCGCGCAAGCCTTAGAAGCGCTAAAGCATCCAAACTATAAGTTGAAGGTATTACCTATGAAGGTGAAAGCTATACCTGAAACCGGAATACAGATAACTTCCCTCAGGGATATGCTGGATCCTACGCACGCCCTAAACCTCAGTGTATTCAAGAAAAGAATGATGCGCCTTGGCAAGTGGAATATGAAGAGGCTGAAGAACGGTGTTGTATGGTTTCCCCTTCCCTCAACCTTAAAGACGCTTAGGAAGTATTATACCTTGGACGGGATAGCCTAGCCCCCGCTAAAAAACAGACAAGAAAGCCCCCTGTCACACACTGATGGGGGGTTTTTTATTGCCTCAATTAGCGGGAAATAGAGGGTTTCCTAGCCCCCCATAAGCTGCTGATAAAGGGTTTCTTAGCCCCCCATAAGCTGCTGATAAAGGGTTTCTTAGCTTGCTTTTCATTGCTTTCCATATGCGCAGGTATTCCTAACGGAATACGCGCCTACCAGTCGCAGGCGTTCTAGGGAACGCGCGCCCGTAATCGCTATACCGCCCGCGCGAAACTAAGAGAATTCCAAGATCCGCCACTCGTAGGGGCGTCACGCCACGACCATACTTCTTCCGCAACTTCCAGCCATCTTTCGCTATTCAAAGTCTAAACGCCCCTATGCGCACATTTAGGTCAATTTATTAAAATAGATTCCATAAGGAAA